GATACCAAGAAGTTCTTCAGAACCTCCGGGAATCTCCATGATGTTTTTATCAATGATATCTTGATATTGTAGATATCCAGGTGGAACTTGAGGGGGATGAATTTCTCGGATGTCGGTATTAACATCATACCCTTCATTGATAACAATGTTTCTAGATTGTCCAGATTGTAAAAGCATCTCAGGATCAACCACCGCTCCATTCCTAGAAATCCAACCTGTATTGATGACAGATTCCATGAGATCGATAATTTGTGAATGACGTCTGTTATATTGTCTTTGAGCGTCTCTGATAGATCTAACAAGTCCTTGGATCTTCAGTTCATATGTATCAATCAATGGTTCAAAGTATGCGATGATTGGAATGAACGGAAAGTTGTCTAATCCAGTTGGATCAGGCCCTGCATATAACAACCTTCCACCCACAATGATGTTAAGCTCCACAGTTCTTTTGTATGAGTTAATCAATTGAACTTGTGGGTTATTCTTTATCGCTTCTTTTAAGTACTTCTCTTCTTCTTTACTTCCGTTCCATTCCTCGGTTACACCAGTCTCCATGTCGACTAGATATCTCTGAGGCTTGTTAATTCTTATCCAGTATTGGTCGTAAGTCAGAAGGTTTTTTGCAATGTAAGTAGAATTGTATTGCCGATAAATGCCCAAATATTGATACTTGTTATCACGGATGCCAGTAGGAATGGCGTCAATGATGCTTGGATCTACCCAAGGAAGCATTGATTTGACTTGCTCACGGCTCAACAAGTCTCTAGTTGAAGCCTGGTCACAGTCAGACAAGTCCCTCTTCGTGAAGTAGGGATCAAGCATCAAAGCATTGAAGGGTTTACTGTAGAACTTGATGTCCCCGTTGACTTTGTCTCTCGAGTAATCTATGTAGATCCCGACAATTGCGAGCCCTGTTTTTAAGGAGTGCTCGAATGCGTCAGATATGACATGGTGTGCATCACCTTTGTCATAGACGTATAGCATGACATCTGATAGAAGATCAGCAGTGACTTCATCAGAATCCTCAACAGGACCGCATACAGTGCTAAGACGATTTTCCCTTTCGTATCCGGAATAGAGGTTAACAACACGACGTATTTTGTTAAGTTCTAAGACCATTCTTTTTTGACGGATCAAGGCTGCTGCCTCGGCTTGAGTCCAGTTATCGCCAGCATATGCGCGTAAATCGCGATACGCTGCTGCGTAATAGACTCCCCATGTCCTATATGCGTCATAGTAGAACTGGTTAAACTTATTTACTTGATCGTTAGGCTGTGCCGTATACATAAAATTTTATCTTGTCATTTAGGATAAAAATTTTTTATCCAAATTCCCCACACCAGCAATCTTCTGAGATTACTGGGAATTGTTCTTCTTCTGGCAAAGCTTTTGGAGGAAACCTGCGACATTCCCCATAATCAGAATCAAGTTCAGTGTCATCGAATTCATACATGATAGGAGAGAAGAAGCGGCAGTTTTTACACCGTCTATACTCTTCTTCATTATCTTCCATGTTAAACCACTGCTTGATTTCTTAGTTTTCTCCAATCTTCTGCCGATAATCCCTTTCCACCTTCTATTCTGTTTAAGGCTCTAACCCCATATATCAAGGCTTTAGAACCGTGGGATGCCCAGTCGTGAAGGCTTCTTTCTCTGTAGCACCCAAGCTTTTCGTTCCATTCTTTTCTGAATGAATCGATAGACTTTATTCCCTTAGCACATCTAGTCTTGTCAAACCAGAACCTTGAGAATGCATTTCTAGCTGCATCAATGCCATACAGCTCGTTTCGATCGTAGGGTACTATGTCAATTTTCAATCCTAGTTCACGTCCAATGTCTGCAAACGTTTTACCAGTACCCGGATCTCTTTTAGCGGCGTCATGAGGCATGTAATGCTTTTCGAACATGTAAGGTTTAGATTTCAACCACTTCACATAATGTGCTAAAGCTTCGCCGCTATTCTCGTAGTAGTCTATCCAGTGAATTGAGTGTCCGACTACTTGGAACACCCAGATAACCATTGAATCTCCAATTCCTATGTCCCAGCTTGTATATGTTGGGGCATTCTCATCATATGGAAGATGACAGATTCTTCTCTCTGTTCGCGCTTTTGCCATGTATGTACCGAAGTACAATCCTTCATTAGCGCTTTGGAAACTCTCTTCAGGCGTACTAGGATATTCCCTAGTCATGTAATCACCTTGTGTTTCTGCTTTCTTCACATACCAAGCTCTCTGTTCAGGAGATATCTTTATGTCAAGTTTTTTCTCTAAAGTATCAAAGTAACCTGTTTGCTCCTTTGTTATCAAGACATTTTTTGAATTTAAAACGTAGTCCGGGTGTTGCCACCATGCAAAGAACCAGAACTTCCAATCAAGGGTACTTAGTTCTTCTTTTTGAAGATCTTTATCCATTGCTGTTTTACACATTTCATAAAATGCTCCTTCACGTCCACGGGCTGTAGATTCAATGCAGCAGAACTGTCCAACCTCTAAAGTGTTCAAAGCTCCAGATGTTATCTCGTTTGCTTTCTTTGGATTCTCGGTACATATCTTTGCAAACTCAGTGATATGTAATAATTGAAGCGTACCAGATCTTAGAGAAGTACCAACCCGGAATACTGATCCATTTGAGAATCTAAGTTCGTTTACGTTATCCCGGTTTGCTCTTATTGTTATCTTAATCCAATCCGGAAGATGGTCATAAGCAAACTTAACCTTATCAACGAAGATCTCTTTGGCATTATCTTTGTTATCCGCAATGATCGCTGCATTGACATTCTCATTAAATAGACATGTATCCAAGAATAAAAGCGCGTGAAAGGTTGTTACACCGAGCTGACGCGCTTTTAATATGATATTCAAGTAATGTGGCTTAAGAAGCTTTTGCTGCGCCCAGTTGGGCTTAAAAATAACCTTACGCCCTTGCTTGTCTTTTATGTAATACAAGTTATTCAGCCGCCAAGTTCTATCAGCTAAGAGATTCATTGCTTCTTGGGGATTACTCACCATTTGTTATCTCGTAATTTTTTACTTTAGACAATGGAAGGTAAGAACATCTTTTACATAAATGGATGCCACCTTTTACATGTTCAAAAAATTCAGTCACTTTTTTCAGGAGGCAGTTCTGGCATATTTGTGTCGCCTCCTTCTTTTGGTGGATCTCTTCGATCATCTAGTACCTCAAATGCTGCAATGGAATCAATATCTACATAAATGTTGTCATTCCCATTATCTTTAAACCTTACATGTTCAATATGATACATAAGATCATCTATTGTTTCCGGAGGTGCGTACATATTAATTGCTACACCACTTTTCAACACTACCTTAACTAACTTATCTTCTTTATCTGGCATGATCTTCCTTGGTTTTTCCATGGTCTTCTACAATTGAAAAGAACTTGTCTGGTGATATTAGCACTCTCTTGCCAACTTTGCTAAATGCTGGAAGAAAATCATTCTTATCTTTTGTCGCATCAAAATACATAGACCGTAATGCTAGCAAGCTTGGCCATGGATATTTATCCGCGAACTGTTTTAATGTTATGTACATATGCCTCCAATAATAAGCTGTATCTAACTTATATAGAAATTTCTTGAAAATGATTGCAACATATTTCTTGCTTTTCAAAAAGTTTTTTAATATTTTGTCATTAACCCAAGGATTAAGAATGAAAGATTTTCCAATATATGGAAACCCAGAATTAGAAGCTGTTGAACAAATGAAAGAAGTAATGAAGTATGGAGCTGTTGTCGGAGCTCTCATGGCAGATCATCACTTAGGATACTCAGTTCCAGTTGGCGGTGTTATTGCATTTGAAAATGCTGTGTGTGTCAATGGAGTCGGCTTTGATATTGCATGCGGAAATAAGGCTGTACTTGTTAATGCTGATTCAAGTTCTGTTCGACAAAATATTTACCGTACAATGAATGAAGTTCAAAAACATATAAGTTTCGGAATAGGCAGGAAAAACAATGAAACCGTTTACCATGAATTATTCGAAGATCCGCTTTGGAGAGAACTTCCTTTACTCGCAAGACTCAAGGATAAGGCTATTAGTCAACTCGGAACGGTTGGTAGTGGTAATCATTATGTTGATATTTTTCTTGATGAACAAGATAGAGTTTGGATTGGCTGCCATTTTGGTTCAAGGGGTTTTGGGCATACTATCTGCACTCATTTCATTAAAGAAGCCGGTGGCAAAGATGGTATACACGCATCCCCTGTCATCCTTGACGAGAAATCAGATCTAGGAGAACAGTACATTAAGTGTATGGAACTAGCCGGTAGGTATGCTTATGCAGGTCGTGATTGGGTTTGTTCAAGAGTTGCTAGAATACTTAGGGCTGATATCTTGGAAGAAGTTCACAATCATCACAATTTTGCATGGAAAGAAAGGCACTTCGATAAAGATGTCTGGGTTGTCCGCAAGGGCGCTACACCAGCATATCCAGGCCAGAAGGGTTTTGTTGGTGGGTCCATGGGTGATTTCTCATATATTCTTGAAGGAGTTGATCACGAAGAATCTAAGAAGTGTCTTTACTCAACTATCCATGGAGCCGGTCGTGTCATGGGAAGAGCACAAGCTAAGGGCAAGATCCATAGAAAGACAGGTAAAGTTATTAAGGAAGGATGTATTAAGCGCGAAGATATGGACAAATGGGTTAAAGACTTTGATGTTGAGTTGCGCGGTGCTGGAGTTGATGAGTCCCCATTTTGTTATAAAAGAATCGAGCAAGTTTTGTTTGCCCATCGTGATACTGTCAAAATAATCCACAAACTTAAGCCGATTGGTGTATGCATGGCATCAGAGAATGAAGTTGATCCATACAAAGATTAAAGAACTAATCTTTAATTTTCCGGAGCTTTAGGCAAGAATGTCCAATGAGTAACTTTTTCCATACTAGAATCATGGGATGTCCAGTTTCCATATCCATTTTTTAAAATTATTTCATCAGAAATATGCTCATCTAAAGCTATATCATCTACTTCGAAATATCCAACATAAAAGCTTTCCCCATCCCATAATAGAACATCTATTGAGAATTCAAAGTCGATATCTCTTGGTGGTAGCGCTTCATCACACTTGAACCACTCTGTTTCTTTTATAGTCCAGTTAGAGTAAGTTTTCATAAGTTACCTGTTTTAAACGATTTTTCAACATCTCAAAAAAAGATTAAAAATAAAAGAAAAATATATACAATGAGAAAATTCTTTTACGTGATAAAGGGGGCTTGCGTGGTGGCTTACCCCCAAAAGACCTAGATTAGTTCTTTTTTAAGACAATGAATGTTCATGTTTGCAACTGTTACTAAGAACAAGATACCTAGAGTGTTCGGCGTCATATCCACAGAAACAGAGCTTGCATTGCGCAGCTTGACTACTTCATCTGCTATAACATCAACAATAACCTGGCCTGTTACTTGTAAAGTATCATCGCCTGGTGCTTGTGTATATCCGGAAATTGTTGTTCCTGGAATCAAGATATCATTTTTCCATAAAGCAAAGCTAAATGAAGGAACGGGATCTGGTACTGGCTGTGCCACTTTCGCTTGTGCAGAGAAAGCAATACTATAAGTACCTGATTTTAAGAACTTAACGGAACCATCAATTGCCATCATTGACAAGTCAAAATCAGCAGCAGTTACCGCGTTTTGAAATTGGAACTTGACAGCATCGGATAGACCACCATTCGGCGATAGAGTTTGAGGAGGCTGCGCCCATATACTTGCATATGATTCGCAACAATCACAAATACCTTCTTCACAATCACAAATACCAGCAGGCCCTTGTAAGCCCTGAGGTCCTTGCATACCATCTTGTCCCGGTATCCCTTGAGCTCCTGGAACCCCTTGAATACCTTGCGGCCCCTGAAGTCCAGGTATCCCTTGCGGGCCCTGTATACAACAGCAGCAGTCTCTTTTGTTTTCTTCACAATCTTTACACATATTTTTCCTTTGGTATGTGTTTAACATGGGGGCTGAATATCAGCCTTACCAAGCTGACTGTACTGCGAAAGACGACTAATTTTAAAGATATTTCTTTACACATTTTCCTGGTAAATCGTAAAGAGTTAATCCGTTGATGGTTCTAAAAAGATAATTTTTATTTTTTAGGTTCTGGCATTGGCATCCAATGTGTGATCAAAGATCTGTCGTAAGTACTCATGATCGGTTTACCATCACTATTATAATCAATCCAAGTACATGTTTTGACCCTCTTTCCATCCGTAATAATAATTTGTGAATCTATTAAAAAAACGCCTGGAAATTCATCAATAGAAATCCAACCATCTTCACCACCTTGAATGTGAATAACTTTTTTCTTATCCCAAAAGTGGTAAATATACACTATGATCGCAAACATAATTAAATTTAAAACTGTGCAAATCCAAACAAACATTTTTTTCCCTGGTTTGTATCAACTTATCAAAAATAAATTATCAATCCAAGCATACAGCATCCACCAATATTTAACATTTTTGTTACGCCAAGCAGGCTCCGCAGAAGTCCTCCAATTTTTTAAAATAATTTTTTACAGATTCAATGAATGTTGGGCTTTCTACAGATAGAACTATAGACGGGCAATTAGCATTTGGTACAAACTCAATATGATTTTTACACACCCAGATCTTTGTTTCTGCGAAGTTCTTTCCATTTAGATGTTTCTTAGAATCCAGGTACTCTGTGTTTTTAACCACAACAGACTCTTGGCTAACTTTGTCTTTCCATGTATCAGCATTCTTAAGACAATGCAAGATCGCAGAGATGTCAGACTTGCGCGTAGACCACGTTAAAACCCTCTCTACAGCGATATCTATCTCAGATTGTGTGAAATCTTTGCTGATTCGTTTTTCTTCGCTAGGAGTCAAGTCTAAGCGTTTCAAGGATTCAATGATGGGTATTGGGACCTTTTCTTTATCTTTGGAAAGGACTACTACTTCCTTGGTTTTAGGAATAGTCTTAGTAGTAGTTTCTTTCTTCTTCGAAGAAGAAGTTTTATCAGTTCTTTGTTGCGTTGGGTTTACCTCCTCAGCTTCACCATAGCGGAAAACCCGTTTCGGATAAATTTTTTGAATTTCCTCAGTAGAAAGCTCTTCTTTTGAAAACAATTTCTCAACATCTTCATCAGAAAGATTAGATTCAATTTGTCTTGTATCATACAACTCCATGACAACTTTTTGGTATTGTCCTTTGACCCTTGGTTGAGGTATTCGGATTAAATATCCAAGTTTGCACATGTGCTTAAATGCATTGCGATAAAAATCAATTCCATTAGTTGGGTAAAGACTTGCAAGGCCATGCGCACTTATTTCCCATCCCTCTCCTTTTGATATAAGCCTTAGATAAGTACCCATGTACTTGGAATCAAATTCCGTATCATTGATTACTGAGTTGTTAACGATTGTGAAGTTTTGTGAAACTTTTGATCTTACGATTGACATGATCGAATCCTTGTTTTGTACAATGTTTTTTTAAGCTTGTACTAAAGAAGGAGCCACGTTAGAATAACACTACAAGTATAGGTTATTCTTGTGTAGAACACTGGTTTTGTCTTCTAGTGAGTTCCTACCAAGTACAAGAGAGAGAGGTTTTTCGAGGTCTCTCTCTTTTTTTTATGCCTTCATAATCTAATCTCTACCCAATCAAAAATCAAACATAATTTGTTGAGTTCATTAAATTGTATGTGTATAACATCCAAAAACACTGAGGATGTATGCACGAAGATTTATGCGATACATGCGGCAAGATCTTTGTAGATTGCAAGTGTCCTTGTGAGTGCAACGCTTGCTTAGAGTGTAGAATAAAGATGTATGGACAAAGAGGTGTAGTCGTCTTATCTCCTGGGTCGGACGTTGTAGAAGATATAATTTGTGAGGATAAGGACACATGAACGAAGACATAAACGAAGAAGATAAAATGATATTTGAATGTTATCATTCTTTATTATCAAACATTGTAATTAAAGGAGCAGAGTTATCAACAAAAATTCCTACGGTAAAAATTGTAAGTTTTTATTCAACACTAGCAACACAGGTTCTTTCAATGGTTATTTCATTGACAATGAAGGGGACTGTTGTGAATAAAGATATCCATGAGCTTATAAATCTAATATCTAACAATGCAATCGAAAAAGCAATTGAATTAGCACAAGAAGAGGGTGATGTATGAACGACGATCTTGTGATTAATGAATATTTTCAGGGCTTAATGGAACAAATTTCAGACTCTGGAAAAGAATTACATCACAAAGTTTCAGAAGAAAGTTTAATAAATTTTTATGCAACATTATCAAAAGAAATGCTTGCCTTGACAATTGCAATGATCATTAAGGGTACAACACTTCTACAAGCCCATCATGAAGACATACAACTCATAGTGACCTCAGCAATCGAACGAGCCATTGAACTTAAACAAAGATTAAAAGATGAACCTTAGTACTTACCAATAAGAAACCAAACAATCAATGGATAAATATTAACACTTGATATTACAAGCATAACCATATACAATACACCCATGTCATTCTCATTTGAACCAATTGGTTACTTCTTACTAGCAATCATTACATACAGCACCATGTTCTTTGTAATATTCAACATAGTATGGCTAGTCAAAACATACGAAATATTTATTATCCCAGTCTTTGCATTACTCGTCTGGCACTTATGTACATCCAAAGTATCATATAAAAATTATTATTGATTGTATATCATATATTAGATCACATGAGACTCAAATCATATTTGTGTATCACCCATGATACGTCAACAATATGGTACATACATTGACCATAAACATATTTCTTGATATCATAAAGCCATGAACAAATCAGTTCATTCCCAAAAATTCCAGAAAAATTTTTTCCAAAACTAAGAACCGAAAAACAGAGAAGGGATGTACCCAGAAGTTGAGATTTGGGGTTAAAGGTGAGAGATACATATATATTAATGAGTATTGGGTAACGCTTCTATTAAGGAGGGTGGGGGTCCTAAGTTTCAAGTAGAGTCCCATGATCTTATCAAGTTAAATCTTTAATTATATACTTGTTGTAACACCACCAACCCGTAGCGTTACAACCAAGCACTAGAAAGCACTAAGCACACACTCTAACACCTAGTCTCTAACCCTCTATCAAGGTAATGCTGGTTCCGGGCTGCTTGGCATCTGTATGCCGGGCTGCATGGAATTGACTACTAGTGTGTTTAACTGGTGTGTTTAGTGCTTAGCTAGGGTGTTAAGCTGGTGTGTTATTGCTCAGCTGGATTCTTAGACTTATTAAGTACGAAATCAAATGCAGCCTTTGCAATATCCTGTGCATGTTGTTGGGCAGAGTCCTGCTCATAACCTCTTCCCTTGCCTATTGTTTTAAGCAAGAAGATTGACAAGGTAGTATCACCTTTCTGAGCTCTATGCCAAGAGTGCTCTTCTAAGTCATCAAGGAGTCTCTCTCTTGCGTCAATTAGTGCTTTGTCTAGTTCCTCATCTGCATCACATCTACGACGTATTGCATGCCTTGTAGTGCCTAGTTGATCAGCTACTCGAGATAGATTGCCGTTATGCAGCTTGATAAGCTCTATCAATTTTTCCTTGACAAGTGGGATACCAGGTTTTGGGCGTTTAGCCTTTTCACCTAGTTTTTTATCTTGTTTTGGAAATCCTGCCATGTAACTTGTTCCTTATATCTAGTTATCTAGTGCTTGTTACCTTGTACTAAGTACTTGGTGGCTAAGTTGCGGAGAGACTCCGCACCTCCGGTTCAAGACTGATTATAACGCCGATCTTAAGTGACTAAAAATATCATGTCAAGTCTTTTTTTTAATTGCACTGTGTTTACTGCATGATTACAATATTATTATGAAATGTGTTGCATGATATTATTGTGTTGTGTATACTGCTTGTTATTGCTTGATTATGTTGGGCATAACTTAAACTTAAATGAGAGATATAAAATGGATCTAACAATAGAAGTAGCTGAGAGTATGCTAAAGAAGCTTCGAGATGGAAAGTTTGTAAATATTAAAACTAGATATCGCAAGTACTTGATATCTTTTCAAAAGAATATCGAAGAGTTTATTGTCGTTCGTAGTTCTTATGACGGTACAGACACATATTCTTTCGCATTAAATGATGATAACATTCTTGATTTTTTGATTGAGCATGCAGAGAGTTATTTTTGTGGGGGGCTAAATGTCTAATAAAATATATGTTGCGTGCTTAGCTAGTTATAATGCTGCTATACTGCATGGTGAATGGATTGAAGTAACAGAGGATAAAGAGGAAGTAATGCAAGAAATAAATGCAATGCTTGCAAGATCTACAGAGCCCTACGCCGAAGAGTGGGCTATACATGATCATGAGGGGTTTGACGGTATTGATATATCCGAATCTCATGACATTGGAGAGCTTTGCAACTATGTTGCTGTGATCAATTCTTGTGAATATGACATTGAACTGATTGCGGGCGTCATGGACAACCTCGGGTGCAATATTGAGGATGCAATAAGCTACATTGAAGATCATTATCAAGGTGAGTTCCCCTCAGTGCTTGATTGGGCATATCATATTATTGAAGAGATGGGATACTTAGACAATGTTCCTGAGCAGCTTATATACTATTTTGATTATAAGGCATATGCTAGAGATGCTGAAATACAAGACATATTTACCGTCCCATCCAAAGATGGGGTATATGTTTTGTTGAATAACTAAATACTAATTGTCTACCGATTTATACAGAATTGGCAGAGTAGCTATGCAAACAGGAGACATATATGGATGAAAACTATTGTTACGACGATCAATTTTCAAGTATTGAGGATCGTTTATGCGAAATATCAAAACAACTAAATGAAATTATTAGTCTATTAAAAGAAACAAGGTCCGAATATGAATGAAACTAAGAATTGGTTTGTGCACGTTGAATGGGTGGTTGTCCTTGTCACATTACTTGGAGGGTTCTATCTACTTGATGGAAAAATAGAACGTCAAGGACAAAGAACAGATAACCTTTATGCTATGTACTGTGATACTCAAAAAGAGATCGCTAACATAAGTCGAGAAAATGGAGATCGTTTCTACACACTTTTACAAGAGATACATAAAAATAAGGAATAACAATGGATGAATCAGGAATTACATTCAAACTATCTGAAAAATTAAAAATCAAATTTGAAAAAATTATGTCTGAACACAAACGCCCAACAAAAGAAGATTTAGACGAATTTTTTGAGCTTATTAATAAATTATCAATAGAAACACACAAAGAAGATAGTAAATATAGGAAATAAAAATGGATGAGACCTGGAAACAAATATTAACGATAATCGTTGCTAACTTCGCAATTATTTGGTGGTTTAGAAAAGAATCAAGAGAGGATTGGAAGATGATACACCAAGAAATGAAAGAATTTAAAGAGGCTGTCAGAATTGAAATGAAGGATTTTCACGAGAGGCTTCTTAAAATAGAAATGGAGAGAAATAAATGAATGAAAGCTGGATACAATTATTTACAGTTATAGTAGCAAACTTTGGTGTAGTATGGTGGTTCCGCAAGGAATCGCGAGAAGATTGGAAGATGTGCACTGCAACAATCGAAGCAATAAGAGCCGAAACAAGAGAGTTTAGAGAAGACATTAGGTTAGAAATGAAAGATTTTCACGAAAGATTATTAAAAATTGAGATGGATAGGAAGTAGTGTGATAGATTCTTTTGAATTTCGAATGGAAATCGTTGAGTTAATGGATTCTATTAAAAATGAGATGGACAGTGAAATAGACCGTCTTAGAGAAGAGATCAAAGAGCTTAGAGAAAGAGTTGTTGAGATAGAGAGGGGTAAATGAAAATAGGATACCCAAAGGAAAATTAAATGAGTGAAGAAGAAGAATTTTGTAGAATATTCAAAGAGGTCACCCCTTATTTAGAGAAAGCGGTGAAATCTGTAGGAGAGATTTCTAAAGAAATTCCTTTAAGTAATCATCCTATGTTTGTGTATTTTTTTACACGTCGTATAATTTCAATTTATATTTGTAGGTATATTGATGGATTGGTTGTTTTGCCTAATCATCGCGATCATTTTAATTCAGTATTAGAAGAGGCGATAGATGAAGCATTAAGAATGAAAGCAAGTTTAGATGAATAGATAGGATAAAAATAATGATTTTCTATTGTAGAAAATGTTTCAAGCTCGTTTATGATTGTGGGTGTCCTGGTTCTAACCAAGATAAAGTTAGAACTAATATAAAATATCTTCATGAAAGCTTACTTCCCGCTCAAATTGCATATAACTTAAAGATGAAAGACTCTAACAAAAAAACATTACAAATCGAGTGGGACGGAGAAAAATAAATGAATGAGTTAATAGAATTTATCAGAGAGTTTGACTTGCACAACTTGGTTGGCATCGGGATTGTTTTCTGTGTAATTACACGGGTTTGGAAAAACGAAGTACGATTAATCAAAGAAGAGACTAAATCCATACGAGATGAAATTGCTCAACAAGCTGCTAGAACCGACAAACTATATGAAATGTTTGTAGAATTACTTAAGGGAAAAAGTTAAGAAAAAGTAATAACCTTGTGCATCTTGATGATGCACCATATTAATAAACATAACCCGGGACAAAATATGCATGATTTAAAATTTGAGTTTTGGCACAGTACAGGTAAGGATTTGTTCTCCCCCACTAATGACCAAGCTAGAGAACTATGTAAAACTATGCGACGTAAGAATCTAACAGCTTCCGAAGTGGAGTTTTATCACAATCAAGGTTACAACATAGAGCTTCGTCCAAGAATTACATTTTTAGAATCAATAAGAGGGCTAATAAAAAATGTCGAGTGAATTACCCAACAGTGCAGTTGAAACCCTTGAAGAGTTTATTTTTGCAATGGCGTTGCATGCTGTATCCATTGAAACTCTGTATGA